GAAGGGAGACATCCTCTATCCACACTACGATTCGTATGGGAGAATCTGCCTGTTTGGAAGGCAATACAAAGCGTGGGATGGGAATATGGAGGTGAGTTACCTCGATGTTTGGGATGACAAGGACTATATCCGTTACAGAATTGACGTGGACGGGAGAGGAAAAGGAACCGGAGCGTGGATTATAGACCAGGCCGCCACTGCGCACAACTATCCTCGTTGCCCAGTCTCGTACCACAACGCAGGCGATACTGTGGCCGGCCCTGCAATGAATCTGCTTGACAACTTCGACCTCGCCATGTCGCAGCTCTGCGAGAACAACAAGGCTTATGCGCTGAGAATTTTCTACGCACTTGGCGCAGACGTTGACATAACCGCGTCCATTGACGGAAGGCCGATGCAAGTTACTTCTACAGACACAAATTCAAAAGTTGGATTCCTTGAACCGGCAGAATCCAGCGGGTCGTTTGAACTCCAGATGAAGCAGCTTATTAAAGCGGCATATCAAGCCGCCCACTGCACGGAGCCAACCGAGATAAAGTCCGGAGCAGACATATCCTCTCTTACCGTTCAGATGCTCTCAAAAGACTCCTATCATCAGGCGTTACTTGATGCAAAGGAGTTTCAGCCCGCACTCAACGACATTGTAGAGTTGTTTAAGTTCGGCTATTCAGTAGAAATACAAAAGACATCCGAATACAACAGGCTCAACATAAAGGGAACCATCAACCCTTATATCATGCGTAGCGAGGTGGAGGAAGTCAACAATCTCTCCATCCTCAAATCCGCTGGCGCAATTCCGACAAAGGCCGCCGCTAATGAAGCAGCTAAACTTGGCTACGGAACTCCTCGTAACTATGAGGAGATACTGCAAGAGCAACATGACGAACTGGTGGCCGAATCAAAGGCGCAGCAACAGACGCTACAAAAACAGACGCATAATCCGGTGAATGATTCAAGGGCTATTCTGAATGCTTAGTAACGAAACGCTCACAAGTGAGGCCGCAAGGTACAAATCGGATTCAAACAAGCGTTTTAATGAAGCGCTTGCCGCGCTCCTCGCGCTTGCATGGGAGTACGAATATATGGGTTCCGACTTCTCATTCTCTGCGGATCCGGAACTCTACGAAAGAGCGCTTGAGATTTGCAGAGATATGAGCGATGGGTGTCTTAAAGATGCCGATACGCACATAGATGCGCTCTTTGATGACGACTTCGATATTGACAACATGCTGTCAGAAGATGCCATTAAAAGGTTCGACATGGCCGGCAGTCACCTTCTACAGATTGTCGAAGTCTGGGTTGTGGCTGCATTTACTAACGGGTACTCGCAGGCGTACACGAGCATAAGTATAGTTAGGTATCTCAGTTACCCTGCCGCTTCCGGGCTGTTTGGAGCGTGGGGGAAGGATGTGTTTAAGTGGGGAAGCGGATACTCAAAAGACATTAAGGCACAGCTTGCCGTCATAGGCCAGAATCTCATCATTGACGCATCAAGGAGGCAGGAATGGCGCGAGGAGTCTGCAAAGGGTGCCACTTACTATATCAGGCGCAGAGGTAGCACATACGACTGCCCAGACTGCGATGAACTATGCGGCTATCCAATCCCGATTGACCAACCTTTCATTCGTTTACACAGCCGATGCGTCTGTTTCCCGGAGTATCATTATGACAAAATGCCTACAACATGATAGAACACGATTGGCAAACTATCATCGGCCAAGCGCCGAGCAAAAGTAATTCATACAAGATTATCACCCTTTCCGGGCATGGAAGCCTTGCAAAGACACCAGGATTAAAGGCTTATGAGCAGACTTTCTTTATTCAGGTCGGGAAATATCGGAACCTAATGATAGAAGGCTTTTTTGAACTTCACCTGCGGGTTTACTTTGCGACAATGAGTCACGATCTTGACAACAGTCTCAAAATCATTCTTGACTGCCTTCAATACACAAAGACAATCAAGAATGACAACAAGTGTGTAAGGATAGTAGCGGACAAGTTCGTTGATAAGGTAAATCCAAGAATTGAGTTCAAACTCGTAGAAATATAGTTTAACCATAAAAACATTACATTATGGCAAAGAAAAAGACACTCAAAGACCTCAAGTTCCCCAATCTTCCCGCTCCGAACATCGGACCAAGACCGAGAAGTGTGTCAGCACCAACCATTAAAAAGATAGAAGAAGGTGTCAAACAAACAACAAGGAAGAATTAGACTGATAGAGACTCTGCGGAGAATTACGCTTGCAGTCAAATTATTCCCTTTTATCTACGACGCGGCGTTTATCACGTTCTTTGCGCTTTACTCGTTCTTTGGAAAGACCGGTATGGCAGACATCATCAACTATCTCGTCTTTGTGTCTCCGGTAGTTGTAGTCGCGCACTTGTTCTATTCCAAGATTCTAAAGATGTGTAAATGGCACCGAGTAGCATGTTCGTTGCCGATACTGCCACAGGCCGTAGATTTATTTGACAAATACATGTATAGTTTCGGCCACTATGAATGGATAATTGTCGCAAGCACGATTATTCTCAGTATGATTCTTTTCATGATAGCCATATACAAAGTCTTTTTTACCGATGAAGGAAGAATTTGTTGAGGAAATGCTCATAACCACTCTCCGCTTCTGGATAAAGAAAATCAAGCGCGGTGATTGCACCATTGAGCAAGAGATGGCCATTCTCGAAGCCATTGATTCAAACTGCTAAATCTACGGAACGGCGGATGAACTCGCAGACTTCTATGGTGTGTCGAAAGAAAAAGTGTTCGACCTTATGAAAAGAAAATTTGTTGGAAAGCCTAAGCGAAACATCGCTATGTATTCCTTCTCTAAATTCCGCGACGCGGTTCCAAGAAGTTGGATTGAAAACCGCAAGAAATCAGGCACTTAGGTTTATTATTACCTATTCCTTCTATCCAGTAGCTTGAACCCCGAACTTTGCACCAGCGATTCAAAAGAGTCGTTGGTGTTTTGTTTAATTCTAATCTTCTAATGCTATGGCTGAAGAAATGATTTCCCACATGGGAGGTTTCTCTCCCTACGAATCCTGGAAGGTGAGCGAGATAACGTCCCGCCGTCCTTCCGGCACGGCTGTCACTGGCGTAGTCATCGCATCCGTAGCCGCAGCCCTTGGAGTAGGAGCCTGGATCTTCGGACCCATCTTCTCCAATGCTAAGGCTAACGGTGTACGCGACCTTGCCAATGCACAGTTCAACGCCAACAATGCCCAGATTGCGAGCCTGGCTTCCCTGCTCGGTACGGAACGCGCCGAGCGCGTGGCCCAAGGTGTTACCATCTCGCAGAGCATTACCGACAGCATCAGCGGGCAGCAGTCGTCCAACCTGACCGCACAGCAAGCTGCCGAGCTGTCGAGCATCCAGTCGGTAGAGCAGAACCTTCTCAATCAGGCCGTCCTCGGCAATCTCGCCCAGGCTCCGCAGAAGGTCGCCATCTACCAAGACGCCATGCCCTGTGGCTGTAACCACTGCAACGGTTAATCTGTGGCACGGTAGGGCGGCGTAACAACCGCCCTGCCTTTTTTATCATTCAAATGTTTAGAAAGAAACGCGAACAACGGCTCAAAGAACAGATTTCTATGATTAGGCCAACAAGCAAATCGGAACTGAAACGTACCTGCCTTATGCTATCCAATATGAATGTGGAGAAGGCGAAGGAAATGTATGACTTCCTCATTGACGGATTGGAGTCAATTCCCGATGTGGAACCAGCGTCAAAGCCTTTTATCCAGAGCTTCGGAGAACAAGCAAGCGGAATCATAGGATGGTTCCGAGACAATCAAGACATGCTCGGACAGGGCGTTGACTTCATCAAAGGGATAATTGCCGGTCGCAAGGGAACACCCACCACGCCAACAACACCACTTCCACCAATAAACGGATAGCGCCATGCAAGGATATGAGATAAAATTCAACGTGTATGCCGAGACTCCTGGCGAGGCTGCACTTGCGACAGAGGCCGTGAAGGAGTTTATCTCTGGAATGGCCCAGAAAGGGATTGCGGTCACGGCAAAGAAGATAACAGAAGCCGTGCGGAAATACAAGGATAACTTTTTTGTAACAAACTATTTCAAATAATATGGCACAGACTTGTACGGGCGACTGCCTGAAATGCTCATTCCAGCAGCAGACTTACTGCGCGGCACAGCGCACCTATGGAATAATGAAGAATCAAGAGGCTATCGTTGCCAGGCTTGAGGCATTGGACGTCAAACTGTCCGCGTTCTCAACTGGCAACATGATTAACCTTCTGGAAGATAATGCACAGAAAGACTCCGGTGCAGAGAATAGGGAGTCATAACCTTTTTAATCTTTCATTACTATGGCTTGTTATAACGGACAAACATTCGTCAACACCTGTATCGCCGCGCCTGGCGCAACCGCCACCGATGCAACCTATGTCGTTGACCTCACACACTACACTTGTGGGAATCGTAAAATCTGCGCCAATGGTGCTTACCCCATCACCGGCGACCTTAACTATCGTGCTTTAGGAGTACCGCAGGCAGTCGGGAACGATACCTACGTTCTTGATGTCCTCATCACTGGCACTGTGACCTATATGCCGTACCGAAACGGACAGAATTATGGTTGCGGAGGCAACTGCCCTGTTACAGAGAACATCTGGGCGACGGTAAGTGTCCCCGTTTCTTCGGCTACTGCTCCGACCATCACCGCCGGCGACGTGATTGCCTCTCCCACCAACATGAAGGACTGCTGCTCCATCACCAGCGCCGTGTCGCTCGTAGGCTCATTCAATCTCGCAACAGCGTAGTATGATTACGGAAGCGGCTCTAATTACGATTAGTTGTGTCCTCTTTATACAAATGGGACTCGCGGATGCCATCCAAGAAGTCTTGCATATCAGGCTTCGGGTGGTGTCTTGCCAAAAGTGCCTTACGTTCTGGATATGCCTTGGCTGGATGGTTTGGCATGAGTACGGTATAATCGAATCTGTGGCCGCTTCCTTTATCGCTTCCTATTCCGCGCTATGGCTATCATTACTATATGACGGCCTTGCGCTACAATATAACTATCTCTATGAACAAATTACCTCAACCAAAGACACCTCCTCGGATTCCGAAAGGGCCGATAATCCTACCGACACACAAGCCGGTGGGGATGAGGTGTCCCAAATGCAATAAACAACTATGATGACACTTTACGAAATCACAAAGAAATACGGCGAAGGTCAGGGCGAAGAAATGATGTGGAAGACCGTCAAAATCGTTTCTGATGCTATCGAGTCATCTATGAATGAGCATACCAAGGTAAGGCTCATGCGTAAGGTTTACGCAACCATGTCCGACGGGCACTACACGGAAGAACTCGCAAAGGCCGATATAGCCGGAATGTACTACACGGATGTCAACGGGAATGTTCATAAAGCGCCGTACTGGGACGACGAGACACTGAAAAGCGTGTACGACGCACACAAAGATGAAATCCCTGAATACAATCTATGGGACTTTGCCGTGACAATGAACATGCTCGCCAGCGATAACTGGTGCATGTTAAAGAAGTGGTTCCCTGGTTATGATGAGAACGAAATGACCGGGAAGGTTCTTGAAATGTCTATCGCCTGGCTCAATGACGAAGACTGGCCGACGAAAACAAAGATTTGGGATTACCTTTCCGCACGTTAGGTTCCGTAAAAGCACAAAAAATCCCCGCCAATCCGAAGACTGACGGGGATTACCTTATCAATATCTATCCGGTGCCGGTTTTCACGGCGTCCACTCCTTTCGATGGACTTATAGGGTTGAATGGATTATAGCCGGATTCGGCTTTATTTCTGTAATTCCCTCTCAAGTGTGGCAATCATTTCATAGAGGGTATCAATCTCTTTGCACTGCTTTATCGTGACCGAAAGTAGGCAGACGTAAGCAATAGCAAGCAAAACGAGTAGGACGATTAACATATCAGTTGTCTTTTAGCCATTGATAGATTTTCTTTGCTACAACAGCGAACAGGCCATCCATATTCGGGTGTCGGATTACCAATTCGTCGCCGGGCGTCTCCTTGATGTACTGCATGGCCATGTTGTACGAATGGTCACGCAGATAGCACAAGTCCTTGTTGCTCGCTGGTTCCTCGATAATCCCAAAGCTGGTGGATTTGACGGTATAGTAGCATCTGTTGTATGAGCACTCCGCATACTGGGCGAATATGTGGCAGAGCAGGAGAGAAGAAACGACCTTCTTCCTTTCAAAATCATCTATGCCTGAAAGCGCTTCCATAATCTTTGCGCGGAGCATGGTGATTTCGTTGGAAAGGTTGTCATAAACGCTGTCCATGAGGTCAGTCAGTTCGCACTTGTCCTCCTCTTTGAATAGCGAGAATACCGGCCTAATGAATATGGCATATCTTTTCCTCCAGTTCTTGTCCATCTCCTTCATCCGATGCTTGTGCCGGAGTCCTGCTATGTCCTTGTAGTATATCTGCGACATGATGTCGGAGAGCAGGTATGGCATGATGGGTTCCATGGAGTCTCCGCAGACCCTTGCCTTTCCTGCCCCTCTCAACGCCGTGTCAACTATTTCGCGTTTCGTCATCAGAAAGTTTCGATTTCTTCGTTAGCCGTTCCCTCCAGATTCTCCCGCATATCCTTCCGGAACTTGCTCTGCCAGCCGTTAGACAGCGGATTCTGCTCAAACCATTCGATAGCGGAACTAATGAGCTGCTTTATTTGCTTCTGCCGAGACTCGTTGGGGTTAATCTCCGACTTTGCCTTGTTGTACCCTGCGGAGAATGCAGCCGCCACTTCCTCATCGGGATAGACGGCCATTGTATCACCCCTGGATTGTATCTGGTCTGAAAGGGTGTCATAGCGCCGATAGGTTAGCACCTGCGAGCCACCGGCAACAGTCACCTTACAGGCGGTATCTCCCTCGGGTACTATCTTGATGATTCTGTCCAAGTTTACGAGCATCTGTGTGCGCTCAAAGGCTTTGGTCTCCTTGTTGTATTCGCCATAAGGCAGTTCAATGAATTTTGCCATGATAAAAATCTTTGTTTAAGTGTTTTACAATAGTCTCCTTTCATCGCCGTAAACTTGCCGTGGAAGTGACAGCATTCCAGACATTCGTTCCTCTTGCCGAATGAAGGATTCTTTTGGGTGGTGTTTTTCATAAATCAGGATAGAGCAAGTGTTCTACATAGGAATCCACACTATCTTCCGCGAGTTTTGCCCAACGCATATCTACGTCAATGGAATCAAGATAGGCCGAAATCGCCGCCTTCACTTTCTCCGGATAGTTCCCGACCATTGGTAATGACCAGTCTCCATTCCATTCGACAGAATCTCCCATAATGCCGACCGACGGATCAGCCGGAGAGTAGTCAAAGTGGATAACGATGTTTATTTCGGGACAGACCTTTTCGTAGTGCCTATATTCGTCATCGGAAAGATGTTCTCCCAATTCTTCAATCGGGAACGATACAGGCACATACCACCTACTCGGCAGTGTCCCACGTATTTGTCTTTCTATTGGTGTCATTTCTCGTAGTAGATTTCCTGCCATGTGCGGCCATGAATGTTGAAAAGATTACATATTACGCAGAAGTCTTCCGGATTGTCAAGATGTAACTGCTCTATGGGGTATTTTGCATAGCGGAGCATCCGAAGATACTGTCCGAGCTTCGCATCTTCCTTTACCTGCCCATTGGAAAATCTGGTGCGTCCGCTGATGGTACGGAAATAATAAATCGGTTCTTTAGAAGGGTTCATCGTCTTCCTGTTGTTTTAGTTCTTGTTCCTGATGCGCCGGCATTCCATTGGCATCTAATTCCTGGAATGCAGAATACGTCTCGTTTGGTTTCACGGTTAGTTTGATGTCTTTCACAAACTGCCGGTTCTTCCTCACCCAGATATTGATGTTAGGCTTCTCGCGTATATCTTCCGATACTCGCTTCTCCTGTTCAAGCATAAGCACGATGTCCGCATCCTGCTCGATAGAGCCTGAATCACGAAGGTGGTAAAGCTGCGGTGCCCCATCTTCCTTCGCGGCCTCCCTGTTCAACTGACACAGGAGAACAATAGGGATTTTCAGTCGTTTAGCGAGCTGTTTAAGCTCCCTGGTTGCCTTCGCAATCTGTTCATTCAAAGGAGAACGGCGCATTTCTTCTATGTTGACAAGGCCGAGGTAGTCAATAAAGGCTATCCCACACCGCGACTGCATCACAGCAACCGTAATGCGCGAAAGCAATCCAGTCAGTGTGCGTGTCTCGTCATTTATAAAGATTGGGAGCGACTTAATTTCTTCCTTTGCCGGGCCATATCCGTACTCGTTCACATATCCCGTCGTTAGTTCCTGTGGCGTCACCTTCCCGGTTGAGAAAAGAAGTCGCTGCCCTAATTCTGCGCTCGTCATTTCCAACGAGAAGATGGTGGTCGGGAATCCAGACCTTGCCGCCGCCTTTGCCATTTGTAGCATAACAGCTGTCTTTCCGACGGAAGGTCTCGCGGCAAGAATAATCAGCTGACCTCTCCTGAATCCGCCATAAGTCATCTTGTCAAGCATGGCGAAGCCCGTAGGAATCCTTGTCCGTATGCCGGAAGCCGTATTCTCACGATTCTCTTTCACCTCCTCGTCAACGGCCTTTAGCACCTCATCCATTGTAACCTCCGCGACAACGGGTTTCTCTCCTTGAACCTCCATCACAAGTTTCTGCGTCTCGGAGTACATATCCAGCACGTCCATGTCAGACCTCGTTGTCTTTTGGATGAGATTCACGCAGGAATAATACAACCTCCTACGCATGGCAGACGACCGAAGCGTCATTACATGCTGCAACGCAGTGAGCGGAGTCGATTCATAGATTCCATGTTTCAGCACCTCGTCATAGTAGAAACGCCCCGTTCTCGCCGACACGGTTGCCAAGTCTATCACCTGTCCATTATTGAACATCCATACCAGCGTCTTCCAGATGTACTTTCGTCCATCGTCGGTAAACATTTCATCCTCCACTATCCCCGTGAACTCTGGCATGGACTCCGGATTGCCAACGCAGTCTGCAAGCACTTGTCTTTCGATGGTGCTTGTGTCCGGAAATGGGACATCAGACAGGGATATTTCGTACTTACTCATAGATTACCAGTCGCCCACCAGGTCGTAGGCGTTAATGAATTGTTCTTGTTTCTGCACCATCGGCTGCGGTTGCCCGTAGTCGGGTATATTGTTCAGAAACGTGGAAAAGTTTTTGATGTAGGATACTGACTTTTGGCTTTCTTCAAGGTACTGCTTGATGATTGAGGTAAACTGTTCCTCCGTCAATACCATCAGCAGCTTTGAAATCCTAACCTTGTCCTTTGCCGACTTCCCGGTGGAACGCCCGCTTATAGGGCATTTTGTGGGGTATAATGCGTAAATCCTATCTACCGTCTCGGCGTCTATCTTCTCTCCGATTGGCGTTATCTTTTTTGGCTTCGGGAATCGCTTTTGGATGTCTTCCGACAATTTATCCGGCTCAATGCCTTCAAGTTTGACTACCAACCGCGCAAGCAGGTAAGTTATGATTGCTAAATTTCTTTCCATAAGTGTAAACTCGTTTCGTTGGCTATGATACACTTTCCGCTTGGGAGGCGGACAAGGATGCCGTTTTCTTGTAATCGTTCAATTGCGCCGACTTTAGGGCCGTTTACGGTCATCCAAGTTACCTTGTCGCCGATGTTAAATCTTCTTTGCATCTTTTAGTGGGACATAGACGCCTTCAAGTCCGCTTTTGAGCAACGCATCTGCATTCTCTTTTCCGAATGCGAAAAGGACAGAATCGCAACCTCCGCTTGAACCTTGCGTACCATCTGGTTTGTAAAACTTAATTCGCTTTCTGAGGAAAAGCACCGCGTCCGCCTTGGTGAGCATAATTTCCTGGAAGATGCGGTTGCCAGTCCTCCCGAATAGTAGGCAGATGCCATTGGCGTTCTCTGCAAACCTTTCGCAGAACTGAGTAATGAGGGGTTGCGAGTACGGAGGATTAAGCCACACTCTTACCCCCCCCCCCACTTCATTGATAATCCGTCATCTACAATGTTCAACATTACTTTAGCGGTTGGCCATAGCGGATGAATTGGAGCGCATGGGTCGAGTTCAAATGCGCCAAGCGAGTCAATGAGTTCTTTTGGGGTGTACCATTCTTGGGAACCAATAGTTTTTTGAAAGGAAGTATTCATGGTAATATACACTTTTCTAAATCCCACCCCTGCTTTCTAAACCGACTCCAAAACTGCTTATATGGCACTCCATTTGGTTCTGCGTATTTTCTTGAAAGTTGTGCAAGTGTCAAAAATTCACCACGAAATTCAACTTTGATATTGCTACGCCTATTGTTGTTTTGTTCTACCATAGTTATCCATCGGCAGTTCTGTGGACAATAATTCCCATTAGAATCAATTCTATCAATCGTGAGGGAGTCTGAATACCCATTTGCTAACGCCCAATCGCGGAAAGGCGCGAAATGATAGAGCCATTCGTCACACACCCTTATCCCTCTTGCGCCATAAAATCGGTATTTTGCATGTTTGGGATTATTGCATCTATTTCTTATGCTACACCAACAATTAAATAACCTTGAATGCTTTCCTGGCATATCCTTACTTCATTTTTGTAATAATTCGTTCATTTGAACAACTTCTCTTGGTAACTCCTTTTGAACCGCAATGCCCTTTGCCGTGCCACTTGGTCGCGGACTTTCACAAGCTCGCCGATTCTGTTGTTCAGCGACTTCTCATAGTCCTGGAGTTCCGATTCGGTTTCGGCCACATAGTACCCCTGCGAGGATGCCACGAGGCAGAGAACGATGTCGGAATTACGGAGGTTGTTCACAATGAACTGAATGGTTCTTTCGGAGAGTTCTGGGAACATGTCTTGTAGTTCCCGGTTGGTGATGGCATTCTTCCTGCCGATACGCCCTTTAAGGATTTCTGCAATTCTATTTGTGAAGCTCCTTTCGATGGAACCGATGTGAAGAGTGTTAGGCATGGCTATCCACGGTCGTAGTGGGTTTCTTCCTCGGCCTCCTCAACGGTGTCCTTGGTGTACCTGTATAACTCCATGCTGTCATCGTCCTGGAGGGATTCAACATAGTCGATTTCGGCTTTGGCGGCAATCTTTGCCACACAATAGCGAAATGCGCGTACTTCCTTGTGAAGCGTGATAATCTCGCGTCTCAGTGCGTAGATGGCTTCTGCAATTTCGTTCATAGTTGTTTAGATTAAAGTTTGATTTTGTAATGTTTTGCCAGTTCCTGCTCCAATTCCTCGCTCCATCCGTCCTCCGTGCAGACAACCCAGACCTTGCGATCAAAGGCGTTCTGTAAGTCGGGCGTGTAAAGCGGAGTGTAATTCACTTCGTATTTCCACTTGTCGTCTCGGTTGAGAAGGTGTGGGCGGCGAGATGGAAGGCAGGCGTTGTAATAAATGTTCTCGAATACATAAGAGTTGTGGTCGCAGTCGAACTTGTCATACAAGTACAATAGCTTGTCCCATTCGTAGTAGTGCGGCAGGTGCGTGGTCCAGTTAAAGCCGGCAAATCGTTCCTTCGCGCAGAGAATCCCCGTCTTTGCAAGATTCCGCCGCCAGGCATTCGGGTGTGTTTCCGCCCCCTTTGTAGGTAGCCATAGTCCCTGCACCTTCGGGAACAGCACATCCTCAAAGGTAAAGTCGTTGACAGCGAACACATCGTCGCCTGCAACAATGAATCCTTCGGTGTTAGGGAACATCTCTCTGGCCTTACGCACACATGACACATAATCAAGGTGCTGGCGGTATTCGCCGGGAACATCAGGTACTCTTGGAGATTCGACATTGACAACTCCTCCACGGATGGCGGGAAGGTTCTCGCCCATGATGGCGATAGTGAACTTCTCCTTAAAATGTTTCTTCCATCCCGCTATTGAAAGACGGAGTTCGTGGCCCTGCTGGGCCGACGGAAGGTGAGGTATGAGTACAAGGTATTTCATCAGAAGTTGGCTAATACTCGGTTGAAGGTTTCTTCGTTAATCCTATCACCCAGCACGGCGAAAATCACGTCCTTTATTCGCTCATACAAACCTTGGAACTCATGTTCTTCCATCTTGTCGAAGGACTAGCTGCGGGGTTCCTCCACAAACTGCTGGAGACGCGGATTGTAGTACACGTCATAGAATCCGGCGGCCACGGTAAGGCAATCCCTGAACCCATCCTTGCTCCGCCACCTGGCATGATCGTTCTCATTCATGATAGACCAGGCCGCGTTGACAAGCGTGTGCGCCTTTTGAAGCAGTTCGTAGTTCCGATTGAGTTTCACGTCGCAGTCGTAGGTCTCTCCCACTTTAAGGCGCTTCTTGTTGTCGAAGTCTTCGTCGTAAAGTGGGATGAGACCGCGAGCCGTGCAAAGGCATTTGATTCTCATAGACTAAAAAGGCAAGTCACCAGAACCGTTCAAAGTATATGCAGGGTCGCTCATCGGAGGTAGAGGTGGCTGCGGAGGCTGTGCGCCATACCCTGCTGGCGGCATGGGAGGTTGCGGATAACCTGGTTGTGCCGGCGGCTGAGGTCCCGCAACTTGGGCAGGAGCTTGAGCAGGCGCTGCTTGTGCATACCCCGGTTGCGGGGCATATCCGCCCTGCGGAGGATAGGAGGGTTGCTGGGCCGGCGCAGAAAGTTGTGCCTGCGGTTTGGAGTCAAGCAGCTGGACGCCCAGGCCGACGACCTCCGTCACATAGCGCGTCTCGCCGTTCTGCGTCTGGTAGGAACGGTTGCGAATCTTCCCCTCCACATAGAGTTTCGAGCCCTTGTGGATGTACTGCGAGAGGCCGGCCAGCTTTCCGTTCAGCACAATGTTGTGCCATGTGGTGTCCTCCTTCTTCTCACCGCTGCGGTCTGTGTAGGATTCGGACGTCGCCAGCGTGAAGTTGCACACCTGCGCTCCGTCTTGGAACTGGCGGACTTCCGGGTCTTTACCCACGCCGCCGATAAGCATAATGCGATTTAATGATGCCATAGTTTTATTCGTTAGGTTTGAAACTTACATTTCCTTTGCATTGGGTTTCCTTGGCAACCTTGCTCCAGACAGCCGGGAAATCCTTTTTCAGTTTTGCCGAGTCCACCCTCGTCTGTGTGTATGCCGCCTTGCGCTTGAACACGCCGCCAGGGGCGCACATCTCGTCCAGTTTGTTCTCCTCCATGTATTCATAGAGTCGTTGGTAGTGTTCTGCAATCTTGTCCTCGATGAGTTTGATTTGAGATTTGAGTTCCGCGATGGTCTTTGCGTTGGCAACGAGCCCTTGCAGTTCCTCGTCAGGAATAACCAGCGAGGCATCTTTCACAGCGTTATCGTCGATGTAGATGAGACCTTGACGCTCTGCATTCAAAAGGGCTTCCACCTCGGCATCGCTCACGGGTTCTATCGGAATGAGACCTTTGATGCGACGTTTTTTCTTATCTATCCAGAGGCAATAGCAACCGTCAACGGGAATCTCCGGGTTTTGCCTCTCGAAGAATACCTTATACAGCCCTAACTGCCATTGTAGCGCACGCTTGTGGAGTTCAAGAGTTGACTTGATGTCAACGATGATTGCATGACCGTTTTGGCCCTCATAGACCTTATCTATTGCAGAAGCAACTAACTCATAGTCCGAAACCGGATACTCGCTATAAACGGACTTTAGGCCGTATTCCGAGCATACATTCTTGTACTCGTCAATAAGTTCGGATGCAAAGACGGATTCTCCCGCGTCATAGGATTCGATTTCCTTGTGGATTGCTGTCCCTTCCGCCGCCGCTTGCTTGAGTTTTGCTTCTGGAATGCCGGAGTAGTCTGCACCAAGGTTGTGCTTAGCCATCAGTTCAGTCACACCCATCAGGAGTTTGTCATCGTCTAAGGTGTAGGTGTGGGAAACTGGTTCAAAGAAAACCCGATTGTTAAGCGTTAGTTCCATTCAATACTGCTTTTTTGCGTTTGTTGAAAGCGGCCACGACGGTCTTGTTGCCACGAAGCTGGTTTCCATACTGCGCCCACATCGCGTCAAGTTCTTCGACGGTGTTTAGAGAATTGATGTAGGATTCCCAATTCATGTCGTTCATCTCCTGCTCTGCTGTCTTTGGCGCATCAACATCATCACGATCCGTTGCGACGTGGAAGAATTTCAGGAGGAAGTAACGCTCGCCGTAGGTCAATGCGCTCCCTAATCCCTTATCCCAATTATTTTGGCCGGATGAAGCCCAGGAACACACGAGTTGTTCTCCTGTCTCTGAATCCACCCAAGTGAATTTGAGTTTGATGGAGCAGAAGATTTCCGACTTAGGTTTCGGGTTCCCGTTCTTGTCGTACAAGTTGTAATCCTGTCGCGTGTAAGTTGCATCTTCCACTTCTGGGATTAGAAGCAACCCAAGGTCATCCATAGTGGGACGAACAATAGAAAGCACTTTATCTCCAGAAACGTACTGATATGAGTTCCCAGACTTGTCTTTTGCGAGTCCGACGACCGCCTTCTGTAGTTTGAGTAATTTTGCGTAAAGTGACATAGTTTAATTCGTTATCTTTTCAATTAAAAGAGAGCCGACGCGATGCGCCAGCCCTCAATGTTCAATGTTCAATGTTCAATGGCCTACGGCTCCAGCCCCCCGCCCGTGTCCTGACTGCCACCGCCCTGCTGGTTGCCGCCGTTGTTGTCGCCAGAGTTACCACCTTGTGCGGGTTCGTCGTCGTTGGGGATGGCCGTGTCGGTTGCTACCA